GGTTTAACATCTACTTTCTCCTTTATGTTAGTTAACAATACTAAGTATATATCGGATATATACTCAGGTCTAATTGTTTATTCCTATAGGAGTCCCTGGCTGCATAGGCAAAAAATATTTGACAATTTTTCAGCTTCGTCTCCCACCCACCCGCCCAGTTTCATTTACACACCTTTACACAAGATTTAGACAAAAGAAGACGTATGAAAAACCTATGACCCCCCACCTTGTCTAAAAAGCCTTTTTGCTATAAAATTTTCACAAAATTCAAAACGTATCGGAATGTTAATAAAAGAAGACCCAGAAACAGAAATTGCTAGACTTGAATACAGATTAGCAAGACTGACTGCCTTAGAAGATGCAAAGAAAAATTTTTTGTCTTTTGTGCGATTTATCTGGCCTCAGTTTATCTGTGGATACCATCACAAAGAGATGGCGAAACAATTTGAACGATTAGTAAATAACCAATGTAATCGCATCATAATTAACATACCCCCTCGTCATGGTAAATCTGAATTAACTTCTTATTTGTATTTAGCATGGCTCATGGGCAATCATCCTGAGTCCAAGATCATTCAGGCAACGCACACAGCTGAATTAGCCATGCGTTTTGGTCGTAAGGTTAGAAACCTTATGGATAGTGATGCGTACAAAGAGGTATTCCCCGATGTTCGATTGGCTGCAGATAGTAAAGCTGCAGGTCGATGGGAAACAAGTAAGGGAGGGGAATACTTTGCTTCTGGTGTTGGTGGTGCAATGACAGGTCGTGGTGCTGACTTTTTGGTTATTGACGATCCGCATTCGGAGCAAGACGCATTGTCTGAAACAGCTATGGAAAAGGCATACGAATGGTACACCTCTGGTCCTAGACAGCGTTTGCAACCAGGAGGCAAAATTCTTTTGGTTATGACTCGATGGTCTAAAGTTGACTTAACTGCTCAGGTATTAAACGATCAGGCAAAAGACAGCCGTGCAGATAAATGGGAGGTTATTGAGTTTCCGGCATTGTTGCCAAGCGGTAGACCTACATGGCCTGAGATGTGGAAAGAACAAGATCTTTTGGCAGTAAAGGCGGCTTTGCCAATATCTAAATGGAATGCTCAATGGCAACAAAATCCAACAGCAGAAGAAGGAGCAATCTTCAAAAGAGAATGGTGGAATGTATATGATGGTCAAACTATACCTGCATTAGATTATGTAATACAGAGTTACGATACTGCGTATACCAAAAAAGAGACAGCAGACTTTTCTGCAATTACAACGTGGGGAGTTTTTCGTCCAGACGAAGAAACAGAAGCTTTGATCTTAATTGACTCAAAGAAAGGAAGATGGGATTTTCCTGAGCTAAAAAAGGTCGCATATGAATTATATAAATACTGGAGTCCAGATTGTGTTTTAATAGAGGCTAAGGCATCAGGTTTACCTTTGTCTCAAGAACTTCGCAGAACTGGTATTCCTGTAGTAAACTACTCACCAGGAGGAAGAAACTCTGGAACAGATAAGATTAGTAGAGCAAATGCGATTGCTCCTGTTTTTGAGGCCGGAATGGTGTGGGCTCCAGATGAACCTTGGGCAGAGGAGGTTGTTGAAGAGATGGCAGAATTTCCGTATGGTGACCATGATGACTTGGTTGATAGTGCGGTTCAAGCAGTTATGCGGTTTCGACAGGGTAACTTTATTGATTTGCCCTCTGATTATATTGAGGACGAAGTGGGTCCTCCACAATTTTCGTATTATTGATAAATGGAAAAACTAACTTCAGAACAGTTATTACAAATTAGAGATAATCCAAACGTACAAAAGTTTATGGATATTATCGGAACTTTAGAATCCGGTAATAAATACAATGTTATATTTGGTGGCGAAACTTTTGATGATGATTCTAAGCACCCCAATAAAGTTGGTGGCAGAACCGCTGACGGTTTAAGCACCGCGGCAGGAAGGTATCAATTTGTATATGATACTTTTACAAATTTAGTAAAACAAAACCCACAAGCTGAGATTACAGATTTTTCTCCTGAAGCACAAGATAAGGCTTTTATTTTGTTGTTACAACAACAAGGAGTTCTACCATTTGTAATGCAAGGGGGTCGAGGACATACCAAAGCGATAGAGAACTTGGGAACACAATTTGCGAGCTTGCCCTCTGCTGAGAAAATTTACAAGCAAGGTGGAGCTAGATCATACGCATATTTAAATGAGAAATTCGATGTTCCATTTCCTCAACCGCCAATAACTCCTGGTATAAGCAAACCCTCAAAAGAAGATATTGAAAAAACAGACATGAGCATTGTTTCTAGACCCTTTGTAGATCCTGCTCAACAACCATCTAGCTATGACATAGCTGCGGCAATTACTTTTTTATCGGACAATCAAACAGAAGCAGAGAAAAATTTCTTATCTGCCATGAGCCTTGGTGCAATGCCCAAGAAAGGTAAGATTGACCCTTTGACCAAGTTTCTTAAAGAGTCTGCTCAGGATGAGACTCCTTTAGATGTTATGGTCGAGGAGCAAAAACCAAGGAACAAGGCTCCTTCTATGGAAGGTGTTAAGAAGTTTCAAGATGGGGGTGAGGTAGAATTTAAAATGCCTCGATCTGCTTTAGTTGGTGACGATATTATTGAGATACCGGAGAGTCAGCGCAAAGTTACTTTGACTATGGATGATTTAGAAAACCTAGCAGATGCCGCGAGTTTCGTTCCTGTTCCTCAAGTTAAGTTTCCTGCGAAAGCAACTAAGGGGATTATGTCTCTTTTGAAGTTAGACAAGATAGATCCTTTTTTGCAAAAGGGATATCAGGACAAAATTCAAAAAGAATATTTAAAAGATCACATGGATGATGCCTTAGGTTTGACTTATGTACAAAACAAACTAGAAAAGGTTTTCCCTGGTTTTCAAGTAAAACCAAAGAAAAAGTTAAAAATAGATTTAGCTACGGATGAACTTTACGATCCTTTAGAACCTAGTATGGGTAAAATGAGAACAAACTTATCAAAAGAAGCTTTGAAAAAAGATATAGCCCTTTCAGCACAAGTTGGAAAAGGACTTGCAAAAAGAGATATAGGCAATGAACCTTATATTTTAAATCCGATGGAAGATTATCAACTTTCTAAAAAAGATAAAGATTTTATAAAAAACGTAGTTAGAAAAAACTATCCTGACTTTGGTGTAAAAAGCGATGCATCTACTATGCGATCTCAAGCTATAGAACAATCTTATGATCGATTGCTTGATTTTGTTGGCAATAAATTGAGAAGAAAATCTATGGGAATTGGTAAGTTTTACAAACAAAAAGAGATAGACGATCAGTTTAGAGATACAGTTTTAAATGAAGCTTTGAAAGAAATTGATTCAATTACTAAGTTTAGAGATCAGAGAAAAGTAGATTCTGTGTTTTCTGAACTAATGAAAAGACAACGAGGAAAATAAATGGCTAACCCATTTGACAATATAGAAAAAGCCCTGACCCCTGATTCTTTACCAGAGGGTTCCGTGACTGTAGAAGTAGAACAGACTACCATTGCTCCAGAAGAAGAAATTAGTGTTGTCCTTGATGATGAGGGCGGTGCAACAATAAACATTGGAGAAGATGATCAGCAAGAAATTTCTAAGCATGAAGAGAACCTAGCAGAAAAGATTGAAGATTCTGAGTTAACAAAGATATCTTTGAATATTTTGGATTTATATGAATCAGATATGTCTAGTCGTGATGCTTGGGAAAGGACGTATTCTGAGGGGTTAAAACTTTTAGGTTTTCAATACGAAGAAAAGACGCAACCATTTCGTGGTGCATCTGGTGTCCATGTTCCGTTGATGACAGAGGCAATTATTCAATTCTGTGCTCAGGCCATGAAAGAGTTGATGCCATCTGGTGGTCCTGTAAGGACACAGGTTCTTGGTACTCCTACTAAGAAAAAGGAGCAACAAGCACAAAGGATCAAGGACTTTATGAATTACCAGATTACTACGGTGATGAAAGAATACACGCCTGATTTTGATCAGATGTTGTGGTATGTCGGTTATGGTGGTTCAGCGTTTAAGAAAGTGTATTACGATCAATCAAAAAAGAGATGTGTATCTCCATTTATTTTGCCGGATAATTTTGTGATGCCATATGATGGATCAAGTAATCCGTGGGAAAATGAGCGTTGTATTCAGGTAGTTCAGATGTCTGGCAATGAGTTGAAAAAACGTCAGATTGATGGAACGTATAGAGATATAGATTTACAGGAAAGCACTCCAGAGATTAGCTCCATTCGTGAAGCTGAAGATCGTGTATCTGGTATCGACAGTAATGAAAGTGATTTGAGTTATACCTTACTAGAGGCACATATTCACTTAGATTTACCTGGTTACAGTAACAAAGACGGATTGAAATTACCGTACATTGTGACGATAGATAAAGACTCTGGAGAAGTTTTATCGATTTATAGAAACTATGACGAAGATGATGAAGACTTCACTCCGCGTCAGTACTTTGTACATTATATGTTTTTACCTGGCCCTGGTTGCATGGGCTATGGTTTAGTTCACTTAATTGGAAATCTAACAAGGTCGGCTACTGCCGCATTGAGACAATTACTCGATGCAGGGACATTAGCTAATTTACCTGCTGGATTTAAGGCTAGAGGTTTACGCATTGCAGATGATGATAAACCGCTACAGCCAGGAGAGTTTAGGGATGTTGATGCGGGAGGAGGTGATCTACAATCTTCGTTATTACCTTTACCATACAAGGAGCCTAGTCAGACGTTATTTACGTTGTTAGGTTTTTGTATTGATATGGGTAGACGGTTATCGAGCATTTCTGATATGCAAATTGGAGATGGTAATCAACAAGCCGCAGTTGGCACAACGATTGCAATGTTAGAAAGAGGTGCAATGGTTATGTCTGGCATTCACAAAAGGTTACATTATGCACAAAAATTAGAGTTTGAATTGATGGCAAGTGCGTTTCATAAGTATTTACCGGATGAATATCCATATGATGTACCTGGTGCGGATCGAACCGTTTTAAAAGAAGATTTTGATGAGAGAATTGATATTATCCCTAGTGCGGATCCGAATATTTATTCTGCTGCACAAAGAATTACAATGGCTCAAACTCAGTTACAACTAGCTCAGTCAAATCCCCAGATACATAACATCTATGAAGCGTACAGGAGAATGTATGAAGCTTTAGGTACTAGAGATATTGACATGATTCTCAAACCTGATGATACACAAACTCCTCAACCAAAAGATCCTGCAACAGAAAATGCAGAAGCTTTGGACGGTAAATCTTTAAAGGCATTCCCTGGACAAGAGCACGATGCACATATCCTAACCCACCTACTTCAGGGAATGTCCCCCATTGTTCAACAAAATCCTTTGGCTGCGAATAATTTAACAAAACACATTTTAGAACACGTTAGGTTAAAGTCAGAAGAAATGACAGAGGCTGAATTATTTAAGCAATTTGGGGAAAATTACAAAAATGCTGTAACGGATATAGAAAAAGAAGCAAAAGTTGCTCAAATGGTGGTGCAAAATATGCAACAGTTACGACAAGCATCGCAACAATTGTCTGGTGCAGGGCAACCTGACCCAATAGTTCAGCTAAAAGAAAAAGAATTACAACTTAGAGCACAGGATACTCAAAGAAAAGCACAAGAAAGTGCTCAAAAAATGAATTTACAAGCTCAAGATATGCAAATGGATGCTCAACTTGCTCAAGAAAGGCTTCAAGCAACTAGAGATATAGCGGATGAAAAAGCAGATATTGCTAGGGAAAGAGTAGCACAAGAAGAAAGAAAGCAAATGAGAGAAAATAGAGGAGAAAATTGAACGTAGATCAGTTATTAAAGTACATAAAACAAAGAAAAAAAGAAATATCGGAGGTAATGGTTGGTGGTGGCCTAAAAAATATGGAACATTATCAAAGATTACTAGGAAATTTAGATGAAATTACGTCTATTGAAGAAAAAATCAAGCAGACGCTAGACGAACATGAGTAAAAAGATGTTTCACGGGAAACATTTTGTATATATCATGCAATACAGGAGAAATTATGGCAGAAATGACAGCTTTACAAAAAAAGTGGGCAGAGGATCGTAAAGAAACTCTACCTGATACAGAAGAAACGGCAAAATTAGACCCAAAAAATCTAGATGAGTCACTTTTAGAAAGAATACCTAAGCCAACTGGTTGGAGATTAGTTGTTTTACCGTTTAGACCGCCAAAAAGAACAAAAGGTGGGCTATATTTAGCGGAAAAAGCAGTAGAAAAACAACAAGTCGCTACCGTTTGTGGGTATGTTCTTGAAACAGGACCATTAGCGTACTATGATCAAGAAAAATTTCCGCATGGAGCGTGGTGTAGAAAAGGTGATTGGGTAGTTTTTGCTCGATACGCAGGTGCTCGTATTAACATTGAAGATGGTGAGATACGCATTTTAAATGATGACGAGATTTTGGCTACGATTAAGGATCCAGAAGACGTTATTCACATGGTATAAAGGAGATTTCCATGCAAGATCAGATAGAAGAAACACAAATTGAAGTGCCTCTAACGGAAGAGGATAAAGCCACAGAAGTTGAAATACCGGAAGATAAAAAGTCTGAACCGGACGTTGTTGAAGTAACTGAAGCAGAAGAAGAACAACCAGAAGAGCCACAAAAAGCTTCACCTGAAGAACAAACGCAAGAACACGAGGAATATAGTGCGAAGGTAAAAAAACGCATTGATAAAATGACGGCAAAACTTCGTGAAGCTGAAAGAAGAGAGAAAGCCGCGGTAGAGTATGCACAAAATGTTCAAAAGCATTTAGAAGATGAGCGAAAAAAAGCTACTGCCCTTGATAATAATTACTTAACTGAGAGTGAAGGAAGAATAGACTCTCAGTTAGCGATTGTAGAAGCTAATTTAAAAAATGCAGTAACCAACGGTGATGGTGATGCTGCTGTAGAGGCTCAAAAAGTTTTAGCTCAACTTGTTTATCAAAAAGAAAAGCTTGAAAACGATAAGAAACAAAGAAAGCTTCAACAGGAACAACAAGTTGAACAACCTGTCACACAACAACAACCTCAACAACAAAGAATCGATCCTAAGGCACGAAAGTGGGCTGAAGACAATGAATGGTTTGGTGAGGATAGAGTCATGACCTCTGGTGCTATGGAAATTCACAATCAACTAAGTGCCGAGGGGTTTGACTTAACATCTGATGAGTATTATGATGAATTAAATCGGAGAATTCGTAAAGAGTTCCCGCACAAATTTAAAAAACAGGCGGATACTAGCAACGTCCCAAGTGTCGCACCTGCTACGAGAACCAATAAAACTGGACGCACGAGATCAATAAAACTCACTCAAAGTGAAGTTAGTATTGCAAGACGATTAGGTGTTCCTTTGGAAGAATATGCAAAATATGTTAGGAGGTCGTAATGGCTGCTTTAAATAAAAAAAGTCGTGGTAGCGAGACACGCTCAAATGAAACTCGCAAAAAAGCATGGGTACGTCCTTCAAGACTAGATACTCCACCTGCTCCTCCAGGATATAAGCACAGATGGCTTCGTGCTGAGTCTGGCGGAAGGGAAGATAGAATGAACGTAGCTGCGAAGTTACGAGAAGGATATGAATTGGTTAGAGCAGAAGATAACCCAGAATTCGTTGTTCCAACTATGGACGATGGAAGACACGCGGGCGTTTGTTCCGTGGGAGGACTTGTGTTAGCCAAAATTCCTGAAGAGGTAGCAGAAGAGAGAAATGCATATTATCAACAAAGAACCCAAGACCAAATTTCGGCTGTTGATAATGATTTATTGAAAGCTAATGCGCATAGCTCAATGGTAATTGATAAACCGAATCGACAGTCTCGTACAACTTTCGGAAGCCCTAAGGCGGAAGAAAATTAATTAAAAGGATAAAACATGGCTAATGTCGATAAAGCCTTTGGTCTTCGTGCTCTCGGTAATCTTTCTGCAACTGGTTCTCAGAAGCAGTTTGGCTACCAGATAGCGGATAACCAAGCAGGGGCTATTTTTCAAGGTGACCTTGTTACTTTAAAAGACGGTTTTATTCTCCAGTTTGACCCATCATCGCATACTGCGGCTGTTGGTGTGTTTAATGGAGTTTTTTATACCGATCCTACGACAGGTAAACCTACTTTCAAAAACTTCTATCCAGGTTCTGTGAATATTACTACAGGTACTATTCAAGCAGATGTTCTTGATGATCCAAATCAGTTGTTTATTATTCAATCTGATGAGGACATTGTTCAAGCTGACTTTGGTAAAAATGCTGACGTTGTAGTTGGTACAGGAAGCACAACTACTGGAGTTTCTGCTATGGAACTTGATTCTTCAACAATCGCAACAACTGCGGCTTTGAACTTAAAGTTAATTGGTATCTATGATACTCCAGGAAATGCTTTAGGTAATTTCTGTCAGGTTGTTGTTAAGATTAATGAACACTTGTACGGTAGTGCTGGTGTTGCAGGTCAATAAGGAGTTAGACAATGGCAATTTCTAGATCACAACTAGTCAAGGAGCTTGAGCCAGGTCTTAACGCTCTTTTTGGACTAGAATATTCAAACTACGAAAATGAACACGCTGAGATTTATGATACAGAGACATCTGATCGTGCTTTTGAAGAAGAGGTAATGCTCTCAGGTTTCGGTGAAGCTCCTGTAAAAACAGAGGGTGCTGGTGTTGCTTTTGACGCTGCACAAGAAGTTTATACAGCTAGATATTCACACGAGACAATTGCTTTAGCATTTTCTCTTACAGAAGAGGCAATTGAAGATAACCTGTATGATAAGCTTTCTGCTCGTTATACTAAGGCTCTTGCTAGAAGTATGGCAACAACAAAGCAAATCAAAGCGGCTAATGTTCTTAACAACGCTTTCACCACATCAACTGGTGGAGACGGAGTAGCCCTTCTTTCTACAGCACACCCAACATTGGGCGGAGCAAACTTAGCGAATAAGTTAGCTACTGATGCTGATTTAAATGAAACCTCTCTTGAGCAATCTCTTATTGATATCGCTGCGTTTACAGATGAGCGTGGACTTAAAATCGCTGTCAGAGGCTTGAAGTTAATTATTCCTAAGGAGCTTCAGTTTACTGCTGATAGAATCTTAGAGTCTACTTTAAGACCAGGAACAGCAGATAATGATATTAATGCTACTCGTAACATGGGAATGCTCCCACAAGGGTACACAGTAAATCATTATCTTAATGATCCTGATGCGTTCTTTATTAAAACCGATGCTCCAAACGGAATGAAGATGTTCCAGCGAGTTGGTATTAAGACTGCCTTTGAAGGTGATTTTGATACAGGTAATGTACGTTACAAAGCTCGTGAAAGATATTCCTTTGGTTTCTCAGATCCTAGAGGAATGTTTGGTAGCCAAGGTGGTTAATTGGGTTGGGGGCTTTTGCCCCCTTTCCTTTTTTTGGAGATATACATGGATATAATTTTTAAATTTTGGGATGCTTGGACAAAGCAGTTCTCTGATGCAACAAAGAGTGTTATTGACAGCAATGCCGCTATGGCAAAAGCAATGGTAGATAATGCTGAAAAGCCTTATAATTGGGTTAAAGAAACAATTAAAAAATAACTAGGGTTAATTAGTCATACATACTGACCTAGCAGACGTATTAGAGATTGTATGACGAGTGCTAATACACGGAGAAACAAATGGCAACAACAACATTTTCAGGTCCAGTAAAAGCTGGAACAATTAGAAATACTACAGGCACTACTGTAGGCACAGATGTAACAAACGTAGGTTCAGTTGTAATGGCTCAGTCTGTTGTGATAGATATTATCGGAGCAGATGCGCTTAACCAAAGAGTAGCTATTCTTCCTGCAAATTCACAAGTTGTGGATGTAATTTTAAATGTAACCACAGTCAACAATGATTCTGGTACAGCTACTGTTGCAGTAGGAACTTCTGCTGATGCAGATGCTTTTATTCCTGCTACTAACGTAAAAGCTTTAGGAACAACTCGTGGAACTTTGGATACAGAAGCTACTGATGTAGGTACTACCGATTTAGAAGTTATGGCTGATTTTGTGGCTGGAACAGAAGACGGTTCAACTGGTGCTGCTACGGTAACTGTTTTATATATTCAAAATAACAACCTCTCATAAGGAGTAGGTCATGGGTTATCTTTCTGACGCGAGAGCGGTTACTACGACTAGCGGTTCAGCTTCTATATCAGGAAGAGTCAGGTTAACTGGTTTGTATTTTACAAGCAAAGCTAGTGCTGCTATGACTTTTTTAAATGGATCTGCGGGAGGTGCAAACCTTTTGACGATTTCATCTTCTGGGGGAGCTTCAGGTTCTGAGACACTTAACATACCTAATCAGGGTATATTGTTTTCAGATGGTATCTTAGTAACAGCAACTACAGCGGGTAATATTCCAAGTCTAACAATTTTTTACGAGGCGTAAAATGGCCGAGAAAAAACGAAAAGGCATGGGAATTAAAACTTCCGTGAAATCTGGTAATTTTCGCCCTACGAAAAGTGGGGCGGGAATGACTAAAAAGGGAGTAGCTGCTTATCGTAGAGCCAATCCTGGCTCTAAACTTAAAACTGCCGTAACAGGAAAAGTTAAAAAAGGTTCTAAAGATGCAAAAAGACGTAAGTCATTTTGTGCTCGTTCTGCCGGACAAATGAAGAAGTTTCCAAAAGCGGCTAAAAATCCAAATAGCCGTTTACGACAAGCCAGAAGAAGGTGGAAGTGTTGATGGAAAAAGAAGATATCCAACGTATCTTTAGTAAAGATATAAATAGCAAAGTTGCTGTCCAAGCTAACGAAATACGTCATATGCAACAAGATATGGACGATATGAAATCTGACATAGAAGAGATTAAAAAATCTTTGATTGAAATTCATGCTGTATTATCAGAAGCTAAAGGTGGTTGGAAAACACTCATGTGGGCAGCGGGTGCAGGTAGTGCCGTGACTGCTTTTTTAATTATGCTTCAACAATTTTTTTGGGGTAAATAATGGATGATAAAGAGCGTAGAGAACGTAAAAATCGCAAAAGAGAAAGAGAGTTAAAGGGAGGCAGATTATCAGAGACTGTTCGTAAAAGAATGTTGGCTGAAGATCCTGATGCACATGAAAGAGATTTTCCTAAAAAATATATGGAAACTAGGAAAAAAATATCTAATCAAGAAGGCGGAACAAAAGGTGATGGACCAAAAGGTAGTGGACCAAAAGGTGGTGGTTCAGGTGGCGGAGGTGCTGGAGGTGTAGGATTTTTGAAGTTAGTAAGACCCCCATATAAAAAAATGAAAAATGGTGGTGAGGTGAAAAAGAAAAAGGGTCGAAGAGGTATGGGTTTGGCAAAAAGGGGCGGAGGTATAGTAGCGTGATAAAATATTATTTTGGGGTAAATAATGGATGATAAAAAGCGTAGAGAAAGAAATTTAAGAGCAGCTTTGGCAACGGGTAAAATGAGTTCAAAGAGTTCATTAGTTAGTGCGGCTGAAGGTTTAATGGAAGCTTTAGATAGGTTAAAAGCTTCTAGAATGACTCCTGAACAAGCTGAGAAATATATAAGAAGAGAAAAAGAAAAACGTGAAGATGAGAAAAAAGTAAGTAAAAGTATTAAAAGACAAGAGACTAAAATTGAAAAAGAATCTGAACGAAAACAGAAAAAATTAAGAACACTTAGAGAAGATCCAGATAAAAGAAGACGTTCTGGAGGCGGTGGTGGTGGATTCGGAGCACTTAGAGGTATGGAATCAAATTTACCCGGTAAAAGAAAAATGGCAAAAGGCGGAGAAGTCGTAGCAAAGAAATCTAAGAAAAAAGGTAGACGAGGTATGGGAGCAGCGACTCGAGGTGGAGGAGCGGTAGCGTAATGGGAGCTCCTAAAATTCCTTTAATAGCTTACAAAGTGTTGGGTGGAGGTAATGTTGCTCAGCTTCTAAAAGAAGGTAAGTCTGTCAAAGAGATAATGAAACTTGTTAAAGATAGAAAAGGAACAGACTTTGACTATGCAGAGTTTACCAGAGGGATTAAAAAGAAAAGAAGAGTAGGTGTCAATAAAAAAGTTAGAAAAGAGAAAAAAGAAGAGGCAATAAACAGAGCAAAAGTAAACGCGGCTAAGAAAAAACAAAGAATGGAAGAACTTTTTCCTGAAATAGATGAGTTTGATCATCCCTTTGGAATTGATGATATAACTGATATTGGTTTGAAAGACGGTGGGTTAGTTTGTAAAAAACCCAGAAAGAAAGGCAGACGAGGTATGGGTGCTGCTACTAGAGGAGGAGGAGCGGTATTATAATGGCTACTACAAGTGTAAGACAAAAAAGAGGCAAGAAAAAAACTGCGAAAAAGTCAGGTTCTAAACCTACGAATCCAGCTTTATACGCTAGAGTAAAAGCTGAAGCAAAACGTAAATTTGACGTATATCCATCAGCTTATGCAAATGGGTGGTTGGTTAAAACGTATAAAGCAAGAGGCGGAGGATACAGCTAATGTCTCTGAAAGAATGGTTTGGTAAAGGACCTAAAGGAGATTGGGTAGATATCGGAGCTCCTAAAAAAAAAGGGAAATATCAAGCTTGTGGACGCAAGTCTGCCAAGAAGAGCAAACGTGGTTATCCGAAATGTGTGCCAAGAGCAAAAGCAAAATCAATGACTGCGGCACAAAGAAAGTCAGCAGTACAAAGAAAGAGAGCCGCTGGTAATCCAGGTGGCAAACCTAGAAACGTAGCAACAATTCTTAAAAAGAAAAGGAGAAAAGCATGAATGTAAGCCCAAGAAAAAGAATGGCTATGGGAACTAAAATGGCTAAAGGAAAAGCTAAAGGTGGTCCTGTAAAAGCTAGAATGGCTAAAGGTGGTGCTGTTAAAACCAAAATGGCTAAAGGTGGTGCTGTCAAAAAGATGATGGCTAAAGGTGGTGCTGTCAAAAAGATGATGGGCGGTGGCATGATGAAAAAGGGTTATGCTAAAGGTGGTGCAGTAAAAAGAAAGATGGGTTAATGGCTTATCTTACAAGCAATATTCCATACACTAAGGTTTGGGTCAGAAAAGAATTTACACATGGACATCAAAAATACCACGGTGAATTTTTGCACGGACTGGCAGTTGCGGTCACAACAATGCCCGACAGATGCCTTAGTTTTCAGATTATCTTCACCGGATGTGAAACAGACGGAACAGAAGAACCGAATGTCACTGGAGGAGCAATGTGGGCTCGTATGCCAATCACAGCCCTCTGCGGAGACATCACATTCGATGATTGGCCTGAAAGAATGGAAACACACCTTGCTCAACCGTGGGATTGTCCATCACACCATCACACAGTTTTGGAACTTCAGAGGTGTAAACCATCTCCCTGGTTATGTAAGATTGACGGAGATTTCTATAGTGGACGGTATTTATTCACTATCGACTATACCGAAAGTGAAATCGCAGATTGTCCAGCCCAACACAAACAGAGTCATGTTATTGTGTTAACTGAAGGAAAATGGGAAGGCAATATGGTCGCTTTACCGAACAACAGGGTTAGAGTTACTTCCCCTGCATTATGGGCTACTGGAGAAGGTGCTCCAGACTTTCGCCCTAGTCAACATACGCATTGTGCAGAACAGGATGACAGTTACATGGATCCTGATGTAACATTTAATAATCTTTATAGTGAGGAAGAAAATGGCGATTTCAAGAAAACAAAATCCAAAACAACTAAAAGGAAACAGAAAGCCAATACCAAAAGGAAATAAAGGTTTGGCTAAGTTAAAAAAAGTAGCTCCTCAAGTTGTTGCTAAAATGGGTTACAAAAAAGGGGGTCTTGCGGCTAGTTTAAAAAAACTTAAAAGATCACAAGGTTCTTCGCCTGAGGGAGAAATAAGTCCTCGCATGAAAAGAAGAATAGATAAAAAAATAAAAGAAGAAAAAGCAAAAAAAGTAACACCTAAAAGCAGAAAACCTGCAAGACCTGCAAAACCTATGACTCCTCCCATAGCTAGACCTACGAAACCTCGTGGAAGAACAGGCAAACCAAAATTCAAGGGAAGGGTGTATAACATCTAATGGCTACTTCAAACACAACTAGTTTTAATTTAAATGTTGATGATGCTATAGAAGAGGCATATGAGCGTTGCGGTATGCGTATGACTGCCGGATATCAATTAAGCTCTGCAAGACGTTCTTTAAATCTTTTATTTTTAGAATGGGCAAATAGAGGTTTAAATTTGTGGACAATTGAGCAAGCAAGTTTAAGTTTAGTTGCATCTACAAATAATTACAATTTAGATAACGATGTAGTTAATGTTTTGACAGCAGTAGTGAATGATACAAACGACATCGCGATTGATAGAATAAGCAGAGCAGAATATTTAAATTTACCAAATAAAACTACAACTGGTAGACCTGCGCAATATTATGTTGAGAGAACAAATGTTCCTAAGATTTATGTGTATCCTACTCCAGACAAGGCATATACATTTAAATACTACAGAATTAGACGTATACAAGATTCTGGAGATTATACAAACACACTAGACGTAAACTTTAGATTTCTTCCTTGTTTATCGGCAGGACTAGCATATTATTTATCTTTAAAATTTGCTCCAGAGAGAACTCAAGTTTTAAAAGGATTTTATGAAGAAGAATTTGCTCGAGCCGCTGCAGAGGACAGAGATACTGCTAGTGTTAGTTTTGTTCCTCAGGTAGGGTCATAAAATGTCTGGATATGCTTCAGGAAAATACGCATACGGATTATGCGATTATTGTGGTCAAAGATACTTTTATCAGGATCTGAAAAAGAACTGGAAAGGATTTAAAGTTTGTCCTGAAGACTATGAACCAAAAGAAGCGCAATTAGAACCTTTAAATTTTCGATCAGATGCAATTGCTTTGTTTGAACCAAGACCTGATATAGAAGAAACATTAGAAGTTTTTGTAGGGGGAACTGGAGATAGTACTTTTGAATCTGATGGTATGAAGCCCTCTCCTGTATCTAAAGGTATAGTGGCTTCTGCAACAGTCGGAACAGTAACGGTGGTGATAACATGAATTATAGTGAACTATTAACAAATGTAAGAAATTACACAGAAGTAGACAGTAACGTGTTTACAGATGCGGTTATTGATACTTTTATAACTTTTGCTGAGAATCAAATTCTTAGAGAAATTGATTTAGATATCTTCAAAAGAGAGGCAACTGCTAACATGACAACTGGTAATAGATTTTTATCTACGCCTACAGATATTTTAACGCACCGTTACATTATGATAACAGATGGTAATGGCGATCAAGTTTTTTTAGAATTTAGAGATCAATCTTTTATGGAAGAGTATTGGCCTAATTTTTCTAATACTTCAACTCCTAAGTATTGTTCTGTTTTTGACTCTGACACTTTTTACATTGCGCCAACTCCAGATCAAGATTATTTGACTCAGCTTGGATACATTGCAAGACCCGCGCAATTGTCTTCTACAAATACAACTACATGGATGAGTACGAATGCTCCAGAAGCCTTGTTTTACGCTGTATTAATTCAAGCACATAGTTATTTAAAAGGACCTATGGATATGTTGCAATTTTTTCAACAAAGCTATACTCAAGCTTTACAAGGCTTGGGAGTTGAACAACAAGGTAGAAGAAGGAGAGATGAATACAGAGACGGAACTTTACGAATTCCATTAAAATCTGTTTCACCTGGTCCGTAAGTGTTGTAAAATCTAATTTTCAAGAGGATTTTTATGTTTGAAATCAAAATGGGTACTCTTTTACAACCTATAGTCAAAACCAGTAAAGATGGAGGTCTTTCCATGCAGGATTTGACAGAAGCTTGTGTTAGTAAAATACTATCCGTATCTGAAACAGCTCCTCCTGAAATACGAGAACAAGCTAAATTTTTTCAAGATAGATTGCAACAAGTTATTTTTGATCATTTAAACCAAGCAGCACAGTCTCAAAAGGACACTTGTGTTCAAGTATGCCTTAAAGCTGGAGAACATAATGCTGCGAATATATTAAGGAGGCTATAATGGCTATCACCCAAGCAATGTGTTCTAGTTTTAAGCAAGAGTTACTAGTAGGCACACATAATTTTACAAACAGTTCTGGAAACACTTTTAAAATAGCGTTATATACAAGTAGTGCTAATTTAGGTGCTTCAACTACAGCTTACTCAACATCTAACGAAGCTAGTGGAACTGCATATTCAGCAGGAGGAAACACATTAACAAATGTGACACCTACTTTGGATAGCACAACAGCTATAACTGATTTTGCAGATACTTCATGGACTAGTTCTACCATAACAGCAAGAGGAGCGTTAATTTACAATTCTTCTGCTAGTAACAAAGCAGTAGCTGTTCTTGATTTTGGTTCAGATAAGTCTTCATCAAACGGCACATTTAGCGTTATTTTTCCAGCAGCGGCTGCATCTACTGCAATCATTCGCATAGCGTAATGGAGAAAAGTCATGGCTTTAATTCAGGCTGATCGAGTAAAAGAAACTACTACCACGACTAGTACAGGCTCTTACACTTTAGCAGGTGCTGAAACAGGTTTTCGCACGTTTAATTCCGGTGTAGGGGCAAGTAATACTTGTTACTATGTTTGTACGGATGGTACGGATTATGAGATTGGTTTAGGAACATTATCAGATTCCACAACTTTAGTTAGAACAACTATCTTTACCTCATCTAACTCTAATAATGCAGTTAGTTGGGGTTCTGGTAGTAAAGATATTTTTGCAACATATCCTGCTAGTAAAGCTGTGCCTAAAGGAAGAAGTGTTGGTCTAAGTTTAATTTTTGGAGGGTAAGAAATGACTGCACCGAATATCGTAGATGTAGGCACAATAACTGGTAAAACTGCTTATGCTGCTTTGTCTACCACAAACGCAACAACAGTTTTGAATAACGCTGCATCTAGCGGAAAAGTTTTAAAAGTAAATAGTTTAGTAGTAGCTAACGTAGACGGAGCTACTGCTGCTGATATAACCATTACAGTTAACTCTGCCGATGATGGGGCAGGTACTGCTTACGCATTAGCAAAAACCATATCTGTTCCAGCAGATGCCTCTTTAATTGTAATAGACAAGTCTACTGCTGTTTATCTTGAAGAAGATAGATCCATAGTCGCTACTGCTGGTTCTGCTAATGATTTAGAAATTGTTATAAGTTATGAAGAGATCAGCTAATGAGCGACAGGTATCCAGGAGGAGTTCTTTCAGCAGAAGGAGCAACAGCTAGTTCAACCTCTGCCGTAGGAATGTGGACATTAGCCCAGCAACTGGGCTATAAGGCATTGAATGTTTGGCCTTTATCCTCTGTATTTGTTACTCAAACCTTTACCGCTACCGGAACATCTTCTTTCAAAGCTCCTGCTGGTGTGACCTCAATAGAGTATCTCGTTGTCGCTGGAGGTGGGGGTGGCGGAAATAATGGCGGG